TCAGAAGGAATAGTCGTAACGCGCGGATACCTTGAAATCGCCGCTTTGGGTTGGGAATACGGCGAGCTTTAGGCCGTCGTAGGGTTTGAAGGTGTTTGCGGCGGGGGATGACTGGTTGGGTTTGTGGTAAGTGGCGGAACGGATAATGTTGAAGATTCCCGCACCAATATACGTGTACAACGCAATCAATCTACCCCCATGAGTACCTTCATCAAATCCATCAATATCTGGAACAAAGAAGAATCCCGTAATACAAACGATACCGGCACTCAATAGAACATATCCGCCGACATTATCTTTCATTATGAGAAAAGACCCAAAACCGCCCGGCAGCAAGTTCAATCCAAAAGTCTTCCACCTTTCGCTTTCCGTAAAATCGTCATATTGATTATCCGATTGATTGTTATTGCGCGTATTTGACGCATAACTTTCCGTCGATTGCGTTTTAACTGTCGTTCGCGTATCTTTTTGCTGTCCTCCCGCCGTCTGCGCTTGCGTCCCCGCGAATTCCCTATACATCTCCGCGCTCGCCGCCGCCGCCGTCCTCAACAGTTCCACAAGATTCTCGGAACGGACCGCCTCCGACGACACGACCAGCGTCCCGTTTTCGGTTTCGTACAGCTCGACGGCCAAAGTGAACATCGTTTTGAATTTGCTGACCGTCCCGCGCACGATGTAGTCCGCGCCGATCTTGCTTCCGAGGGTGATGACGCAGTTCTCGTCGGCGCATTCTTCCAAGACCGCCCCGCCCATCGACTGGACGGTCTCCGAGGTCATGACGCTGTATCTCCCCGACGGCAGGTTTTTGGTGGCCTGTCGGCGGAGTTCCGCCGTTATCTCCCTGACCTCCGCCGGATTAAGGTCGGCGGACGCGCCAGACGACGCGTCCACGTCCGTCTCCACGACCGCCACGTATTTCACCCCCGCGCCCGCCATCCCCGCGAGGAGCGCGAGCATGGCGACCGTCTTTAACGCCGTGCGTGTTCCCATATACAGTCTTCTCCTTGAATCGTCCCATACGCGGGACAGGTTAAAATGAACGTTAGAACCCCTTGCGGCGGGCGGCGGCGATTGTCTATAGAAAACGTTCGTATAATTTAGACACTTTTTGATACAGGGGGAACGCGGAAATTAGGGTAATTAAAGGGTTTGGCAGGATTTTAAAAGTGTCTAAATTAAACGAAGGATTAATTTAGACACTTTTAACCTCTACTAATATAATACATGGTACTGTTTTTGTAAAACTACCAAAAACACGCGAAAATAGCGTTTTTATTGGGCTTTTTGCGGCTTTTTACTACCACCTGACACTACAATTTTTTATAATTTTTAATAGCCTTTTATAGAAATTGTAGTACCTTTGGTAGTACCTTTACGAAGCCAACTTCATAGCCTCCTCTTCTAACTGCTCCACATAGTCAGCAACTTCCGCCCCGTCAAGATTGAAATAAGTAGAAGTCATGTCTGACCTCCATCCCGCGATCTTCTTCAATATCGGTATCGGCACACCCTTTTTGACAAGGTCGGTAACAGCCACGTGTCTCAAGTCGTGGATTCTAAGGTTAGGCAAGCCCGCCTTTTTCCGTACCGTTTTCCAGACCTCAGCAAGGTTAGATAAAGGCAGGTACGTCTCGCCAACCTTTCTGTAAAACAAGTACGGACACCCGTCAGGTATGGAATTAAAGTAGTCTACCATATCAGACGGAATCGGTTTATAGAGAGCGTCCCCGTTCTTAGACTTTGGGATAAAAATCAAGTTACCCCGAAGTTGTTCACGCTTCGCCCCTACCAACTCCGAAAACGCCCTGCAAGGCACAGCCAACATGAAGCGGACAATAGGCTCAAGAAACGGTCTTTCCTTTCGGATTACGTTCATCAGCCGCTCACGGTTTTCAGGTGAAAGATACACTTCCCTCGCCTTCACCGTTGACAAGGGGAAACGCGCCTTAGTAATCGGATTCTTAGGCAAGATTTCCAAGTCTACCAAATGTCCGCAGACCGCCTTCACCATGCTGATCGTCCGATTTACGGTAAAGGATGAACGGGGCTTTCCGCTTCGGGTTGGGGCTGTGGTGTAGACCTTTAGCCACGCCCCAAACGTCTCGCCTAAGCCTGAAATAGGGACGTGTCCCAATTCCTTGCCTAACCACCCGTACTGTACTTGGGTAGCGGTTGAGGCCTCTCCTTTCGCCCGTAGGCGATCCAAGTATAGGCGGATACCGTCCCCAAGCGTATTGACCGAAAAGGTGCTTGACGCTATTTTCGCAGGTTTCAAAGAACTTTCGCCGCCCTGATCCTCTTCAAGAAGCTCCTTAATTAAGGCGGCTTCTTTCAGTTTTGCGTCTTGCTTCGTGCCCCTTACGGTCGCCTTCCGTTTGACGGGATAGGGCTTCCACGGGACACGGACACTGACGGCTACTTTCCAGACTCCTACTTCTACGTTTTTAATCGACATACGGCCTTCCTTTCAAAAGCCGTATACTCTCCACACTAATAGTAAAATAGTATACGGCTGACGTACAGTCAAGAACTTTTTTAAGTTTTTTTTGACCCTAAATCACTATGTTTTTACCCGAAGCCACAGCCCTGCGGATCGTGTCCAAATTGAATCTTAGAGACCCGCCAACTTTTTGCGTCCCGATAATCCGATGTTTGTTTTGGTATACCCACCCTTTTGACTTCCCTACCATTTGAGCCAACTGTTCACTGTTAATTAACATGGGCTGGATGTCTTCTAATTTTTGGGTCTCGTTAGTCATTTTTGGTCTCCTTTACGAGTTCGGCTTCAGGTTCATGGTCAATGTTTTCCATGACTTCCTGAAGCATTTCAATTTTACCAATCAGTTTTGCGTCTTCAATATTCAACTCTTTCAGATGCGCCTCACAATTAGTCATCAACTGATGTATTTGACTAACCTCAGCCCCTACGTTTTGACGCTTCGCGTTTATCTCTTCTAAACGCTCTTGAAATCTTGCGGTCATTATGACCTCCTTATAAATTGGGTTTTTTAATTGGTTAATATTAAGTGATTGATACTCTTTTTCAATATTAGGTCTCCAAAAGTCATAGGGATAACTACCCCTATAAACTTTTTTTCCAACTACTATATTACGTCCACCGTTTGGTAAAATATTCACCTGCTCATATCCCGTGTAGGTGTCCGTTAAAATGTTTCCTATCTCGGATAGTGACTGCCAGCATCCTAAAACACCGCCTGAGAAACAATCATAGCCCCTGATGAGGATTTGTTTATATCCCTCTCTACAATGGCAGGTAGTACCCTCATGTTTGTACTCAGGATATATGAGAGACCAATCCTCAGCGGTATATTTTAACATCTCACCGCTGTCCCTGCCCCGATAGCCTTTGAAGTCTTGAAGTCTGTATTCATAACCTTTATCTTTCCAAAACTGTTTGCTTTCAAGTATCTGCTGTTTATATTCAAGTAGCAACAACTCTTTTATATAAACATTAATACCACTGTCTTTGAGCAGGGTGGCTGTTTCCATAAACCTATTTATCAAATTTTCGTCTGTTAGGTGTTTACGGTGATAAGTCAGCCCTATTCTTTCTATTTTATCCTTACGTACTATCAATTCACGATAAAAATCAGCGTTTCCTGTCCCATTACTCTGGAGCTGCCATTTTCCTTTATCAAGTGTGTCAATTATCTCCAACACCACACTTTGACTGCTGGGGTAACTAATCTCTCCACCGTGTAGTTCATACAAGAACCCAGTAGCATCTGTTAGATGTTTATCACGCCAAACCAAAAATTGTTTAGGGGTGAACGGGCAGGTGTCAGAATATTTTGTATTATACTTTCCTTCTCTTTCCAACTCCCACGCTTCAGCCGAAAAACAATAATCACATTTTAAGTTGCATTTGATAGGCGCAGGGTATTCCACATAATACTTCATGTTAGTTCTCCTCTGTTATAATATTTAGACAAGCAAACTCACCGTGATATAGGATAGCCGCGCTTTTAGGGTCTGGGAAATAACCTAACTTTTTACACTTACCATTAAAACCAATATACGCCCTCCATTTTTTGTGTCTCTTATCAAACGAAACACCTTTGTAGCCACTCGTATTATTCTTAATGAAATGTTTATTAAAACAATTCTGTGAACGCGAACACAGCCTTAGATTCTTTCGTGTATTATTGGTTCGGTCTCCATCAATATGATCAACGTCTTCTTTCTGTCCAGACGGCATTATGATTTTGTGTAATCGCCCTCTGTTTTTAATACTCATATTAATTATCTCCTTTTGAATTTTTTATAAATTCATCAATATCTTTTTTCATCTGTAGAAGTTCCGTATGTATCCCCCTTAATAAAGCAATCTTTTCCTCTGTCTGCTCAGGGTATACCTTTTTTAAAATCTCTCTAAATCCACCATCATCATACTTTAGATAACCCTCGCGCATTGCGTCCGTCATACCGTCAGACATTTTGAATCTCCTTTTTTAGATTTTTTACAATTCGTTTTGAAATGTACCCACCATCACCTACCAAGTTTTGCCAAGTCTCCAACTGAGTCTCTAAGGTTTTGATTTTTGTGTTTTTTTCAGAAACCGCTGTCTCTATTATTGACATTACATTAGAAAATTCACCCCGCATCCCTTGTAAGGCAACCTCTCCCCGCTCACGGGTTATAGTCGGCTGACCATAAGACCCCGTTTTTCTGATTTGTGGTAGAACTTCACTAAAGACCCAATCTTGAAAGCGTTCCGCTTCGGGCTTTCTTGAAGTGAAGATAACCCTATACAAGCCCTCTTCATTAATAATTGTAGCCTCACCCTGACGCCCTAAGTTTAACTTAGCCCGTCCTTTTTCAGGTAAACGGTCTGCTACTACTGTAGGATTCAACAAACCCAACACCTTGCAAACGTCTGAAAGAACCCACCACGGCTCACTATTCTTAATAATAACCCTGACGTTGGTGGTCTCAAAAGTGAAGACCTGCGGTATGTTTGTGTTTGTGGTGGTGGTCAGGGCTTTATCTCCGAACTTAGCAACAAATTCGTAGGCTATAGGGTCAGCCTTCATCATTATATTAGTTGGGTGAAAAATGTGGTGAAGACCACCGGGGATCACTATAAGGTTAGCAACATTATTATCTTGTTTATCCTCATTTATATGGTGTATTAGATTACGTTTTTGACCACAAATATGGGTTATGGCTAAATCAGAATCACGTAGAAACGCATTACGAATCCAAATATGAAGTCTACTGTAATATTCTTCAATCGGTTCATTTTCAGTTATAGGGACAATATTTGGATAATCCTTTTTATCAATTACAGTATGATAGCCTTCGGCATACCAACCCCCATCAGACCATATCTTAACACTGCCCACTGTAGCCTCTTTTAGCGGGGCTTCCAACTGCCTGAGCCGCCATTCCAATTCAACTTTTAATTGTGGACGGTCATCCACGTCTCCACCTTTGGCAAGGTAAATCTCTACGGCTTTGTCCAACTTTGCGTAAGCCTCAATTAGATTTTCTTTGTACTTCATTTAAAACTCCTTGTTTTATAAGATTTTATATAATTTTACTATTTGCCCGTATAAGCGTTTTAAACGTATTTTTGAAGCATTTTGACCTTTGATAAGGGGTTGGCTTTACCCAACCCATTAAACGCTTCCTACGTGCGTTTTTGACGCTATCTTAGGGGTTTGGCGTGTCCACGTTCTACCCGTTGTACCACCACACATTTCAATAATCCCAAATTCCTTGTTGTAATTTGATCTGTATTTTTGTTGGGTCTTTATAGATACATCTGAGAGAACTTCTATACTAGCCTCTTGATGAGTCTTCCCTTGTAGTCTCAACTGCTTATACTTTCCGAACCTCTCTTCATACTTGTTTTTCTTATATTGACCTAAAAGTTTAATTCTTTTAAACTTCCTATCTGTTTTTCTAAAATATTCAATAATCCTGTCTATCTCGTCCTTAGTGAAGTCTTCTTGAATGTAATTATAAGCGAACTCCTCCATCCAACTGCCTACGTCCCCTCTCTCTTTGACCGTTTTTAAGAGGCTTTTAAATATGAAATGATTTCTGTTTCCTTTAACAAACACACCTATCTCAGAATTAGAATCCTCGCAGGATACTATATTTTTAAATATATTGGGCTTAGAAATATTAAAACTTATAAATTTTGAAGGGTCATAAACATAGCTTTCACAGCTAAAATTAGTGTAAACTATCTTATTCGGACAAAAGAAGCCCCTAAATGGGTCACAGCATTTTTTATCATAGTTTGATCCCAACTTTTCAGCAATTTGTCTGTAGAAATTTTTATAGTTATATGGAGTCAGGGCGGTGTTATCAATCTTCACCAAGACGTGAGTATTACCTGAAGAAGATTCCATAACCGCCATTACACAATTATAAATATCTTCAGGATTCAGTCTATTTGGTGAATCCATATCTTGTAAGAAAGAAGATGGGCTTAAATAATCATAATCAAAGCACATTGTATTAGAAAATTCCGGGTAATTTTGACTCCAAATAACCATCGGACGCTTTTCTTTAGGGACATTAGGCATACAAATTTTTTCTAATTCAATATTTTTGGGTTTCCAGTATCTTTTAGGTGACTTCATACTTGGTTTTATCGTCCTTCTTAGATTCATTTTAATCTCTCTTTCACTCTTTCAGTTTAATCAGTTTAATTTAGGGCGGGAGCCTCCCGCCCGTAGAAGTTTATTGTTTGTTAATCAGTTATTATGCGTTCTCCATATAATATATACGGTTTCAGACATAAAAATTTTAAACTTTCTTTCAAGAATCTATACGTTTTATGTAGTTTAGATAGTCTTTTTCAATTCTACTTACTATCTTTGACCGCCAACCACCCAGAAACCAGCCGTTCCCGCTCCTTTTCTTTGTGTTTCCGTTCCGCTATAGCCTCACACATCAGCCCGAAGTCAGCCCAGCGTGAATAATCCCAAGCGGGGCTGTGTATAGGGAGTTCTAAAGCCTTAGCCGTCATCAGAATCTGTTCCCTTGTAGTGTATTTCAGGGGGTATTTTTCACCTTTTCTACCGTATTCCATATATGACATCTCCTTTATGGCTCTTATGGCTATAGATGGTCTCCATACGGAGACCATTTAAGTTTGTTAATAATTTTAACTATTGGTAATCGTGCGGTGTGTGACCGCTTTGGAAGGCGCACACTTCGTGGAATTACTTGTGAGTCCGGATCAAGGATTGATTATCATGTTGGCTCACATTTATAATATAACACATTATCAAACTTTTTACTAAATTTATTTTTCATTTTATTAATTTTTTTTTCATTGATAGAGATTCTAACAAAAACTTTTTTAACGTTACATCTTGATTGATCCAGTCTTCAGCCTTATATTTAGTAGTATGAACAGCGGGACGGGATAAGGCCATCAAAAGTCTGGAACTTAACACACTTAACACCGTAAGCCCAAAGTTGGCGCGTAAAATTGTGGCAGGTGAATACAAAGTTGCAACTTGTAGATAATCATTACCCGCTTCTGACTTCGTGTTGGGAGCGGATGTAGCCAAGTAACCTAAACAGCTCGCGCCCCGCTTCCCGCCTACGTGAGCGGGGCTGATGTAGGAGATGAAACAGATGAAACTATTCCAATATCTTGACATGGGTCTCATCTTCAGTGGTTCAATCTTAGTGGCTATTGGTTTATCTCTCTTAGGCGTTCCTCATTTTCTTGTAGGCGGTGGTGTGGCTTTGATTACACTTGGCTTATATAAAGGACACAAATAATGTCATATAAAATAGTAGAAGAGTTATTAGAAGAGATTAGAGACATCCAAATGTCTTTAAACAAAGACCATATCAATAGGGACACTTTGCTTTTAGATATTAATCAGAAGCTAATAGACTTGGAGAAGAAACTAATCAATCTCAGTAGAGGGGCTGACGAATAATGAGCGTAGCCATATCTAATAGAAGCAAGGGAATCAACACCCTCCATCCAAAAACAGCCGCCAAGTTAGCGAAGTTAATGGATTTGTGTAGAGACAAAGAGATTCCATTACTTGTTACTTGTACTCTAAGGACAGATGAAGAACAAGACGCTCTCTATAATCAGGGACGGAACGGGAATTACGGAAAAATAGTGACTAATGCAAGGGGCTATGAATCGCCTCACGCTTTCGGAATTGCTTTTGATGTATGTAAAAATGTTAAAGGTGAAGAGTATAGTGATAACACTTTCTTTGATATAGTAGGTGAATTAGGCGAGTCTATCGGTCTCACTTGGGGCGGCAGGTTCACCAAGTTTGTAGATAAACCGCATTTTGAAGATAGAACTTTTGGAACGGCTTTAGAACTGAAACAGAAATATGGCAATTTAGAAGCCTTTTTAAAGACGTGGTCAGGTGGTCAATAATGGGTATCTTTTCAACAATAGCCGCACGAAAAACTGAAAAACGGTCAAGTTCGCCGATTCCTGATTTCTTATTGAACGTGTCAACTTCGTCTTCAGGCGTTTCTGTCAATGATATGTCCGCGCTCCAATTAACAGCTTTGTGGTCAATAGTTCAGCGGCTTTCTACAACTATAGGGATTTTTCCGCTAAGAATTTTAGAAAATATTGCGGGTGGTAAAGAAGAACGGAATGATCATTACGCCTATAGATTACTAAATATACAACCCAATGAATATCAGACTGCGTTTGAATTTCGCCAAATTTTAATGTCTAACCAATTAATTTATGGGGCGGGAATAGCGGAAATAATATATAATAATAAGGGTTTTCCTACAGCTCTTTATCCTATTGATACAAACAAAGTGAAGCCGGTCAACAAGAACGGAAAACTAACTTATAAAGTAGAAAGAGACAGCGGAAGCCCTTCTATTCTTCAGCCACATCAATTATTGATTTTTAAATTATTTCCAACGTTGGATGGCTCGTGGTTGAATCCAATATCCATAATGCGAGAAGTATTAGGCGACGCTATAGCCGTGAATAGATACTCTAGTTTGATATTTCAAAACGGCGTTTCACCTTCGGGAATTGTTACGGGTGTTAGAGAAGATTTGACAGAAGAGGCACATAATACGTTGGTGGAAAGATTTAAATCATACACAGGTTTAGGAAAGTCTCATTCTTTGATGTTGTTGGAAGGGGCTGAGAAGTTTGAAAGGATTTCAATGTCTCCCGAAGAGGCTCACCTAGTAGAAGTAAAACGCTTCAACATTGCTGAGATTTGCCGTATATATGGCGTTCCCGCCCACATGGTATTTGAAGTTGAACAGTCAAGTTGGGGTACGGGTCTTAGCGAGATGTCCCAAAGTTTTATGGATTTTGTAATGTTACCCCATTTACGTAGATGGGAACAGGAATTATCAAAGAAGTTAGTTAGTGTCGATAATCCGTCTTTGTATTGCAAGTTTGTTGTTGAGGGTGCAATGCGCGGTAATACAAAGGAAAGACTTGAATCATATCGGCAAGGGGCACAAATTGGATTATACACGGTGGATGATCTATTAAAAATGGAAGATAGAAATCCCGTAGGCGGTGCGGAAGGTAACGTTAGATTAGTACCCGCTAATATGCAACCCCTTTCTAAAGCGGTAAACTATAAACAAGGCGAGGTTAAATAAAAATGAGTACAGATAAAAAAGAAGTTCGGGCGTTTAAAGCCGAAGTAGAACTTAGAAAAACAAAAGATAATTCTAATGATCAAAAATATGTAGATGGTATTGGTGTTGTTTATGACCGTGAAGAGGAATTATGGGATGGCTATTTTGAAAAAATTGACAGGAACGCTTTTAAAGATTGTCTTGCAAAGAATCCTGAAATCAAAAGTTTCTTTAATCACGATCCTAATTATGTATTGTCTACCAATACTAGTAATCCCGCTTTACAGTTGACGGACGAGGGGGACGGTTTATTTTTCTCTTCACCGATTCCTGATACTTCGTATGGACGGGATTTGATAGAGAATTTAAGTAGGGGCAATGTTAAAGGAGCGAGTTTCACCTTTACAGTAGATAAAGATGAAGTTAGAACCGATGAAAAAGGCAATTATCACCGTACAATTATGAACGCTACTATATACGAAGTCGGCCCCGTTACTAACCCTGCCTACGTTCAAACGCAGGTATCTTTGCGGGATAAAGATAGTTTATTAGACGAAGCCAAAAAGCGTACAAATATTTCCGATATGGCTGACTTAAAAGCAATACAAGATAAAGAAAACGAATATAGAAGAAATTTAATTTCATTACTAGAAATAAATAACTAACAATAACTTTTTAAGGAGATGTAAAATGAATGTTGAAAAATTGAAAAGGGATAGGGCGGCAGTAGTCGCGGAAATGAAATCTATTCAGACGGCAGTTGATAGCCGTAGCGACGCTACTATTACCGCTGATGAAAAAGTAAAATTTAATGAGCTACGGTCAAAGGTAGATGAAATTGATGGTAACATTTCTAGGGCTGAATTTTTAGCGAAACAAGAAGAAGCCGTAGCCCTTAGAAGCGATCCCGTTCAGAATGAGGAACGCGCCAAGTCTTTCGGTGATTTTATTTGTCGCTTTGTTCAAGACCCTAGCTCTCCGAAGCTACAACGGGATACTATTATGGGTAATCCGAATCAGGCAGGGTTATTCGTACCGCCCGAATTTTCCAATGTGATCCGCGCTATTGACCCTAGTGAAGCCATAGTTCGCCCACGGGCTACCGTAATAGCGGGTGGAGCTTCGCCTGACGCTACTTTTAAAATTGCCGCTTTTGACCAGAGCGGGGACAACGGTGTTTATGGCGGTGTTACTTTGGGATGGCCTGGGGAAGTAGGAGAGAGACCAAATGCGGGTGATGTTAAATTGAACGAAGTTACTTTTGAACCGCAACCGTTGACGGGCTTTATCGATATTTCAAAACAGCTCTTAGACAACAGCACAGCCGCAGGTACTTTTGCCGAGACCCAAATGAGACTAGCGGGTATAGCCAAAGAAGAAGCCGCTTTCTTGACGGGTTCGGGTGTGAACCGTCCAACGGGCTTTATTAATCACCCTTCCAACGCCACCGTTACAAGACAGACGGCTAGCCAAATAACCTATAATGACGTTGTCAATATGGTATCAATGGCTACTTCGGGCGGTCAATATGTATTTATTGCGTCAAGAACAGCCCTGCCAACTCTTAGCAAGTTGAAAGACGATGCGGGTAATTTGATTTGGACGTTTAATGCGGTTCAGGGTGCGCCTCCTACTCTTTATGGATTACCTGTCTATTTCAGTGAACGGAATCCAATATTGGGAACTTCGGGTGATTTGGTGCTTGCCGATTTGTCAAAGTACATAATTCGCGACGGTTCGTCTATGCGTTTATTCCTTGATCCGTATACTAGAGCGATAAACAACATGACCCGTCTATATTTCACATGGAACGTAGACGGTAAACCGTGGCTGACTTCGCCCGTTAAAGGTGAAGACGGTGTCAGACGCTCTCCGTTCGTAACATTGATATAAACGGAAATGTAAACGGCAGGGATTCTAAAATAATCCCTGCCATAACTTGAAAGGGATAAATAAAATGGCAAAATTTAGAGTTAATAGAACGTTTAAAGATAATAATGGTAAATGGCAGGTCGAAGGGGCTATTATAGAAATAGCCTTAGAAGCCGCGAAACAGTATCTAGTAGCCCGTGTTATTACGCCGATTCTTGAGGCTTTACTACCCGCTAAGAAGGTAGTAGAGACAACGGAAAAGGTATTAGTAGGCGCGGAAAATTCTACTAAGAATCAGAAAAAGGGTAACTAGCGTGTCTTACTTTTTGCAACGGTCAAGAAACGCTACTAGCGAACCTGTTAGTTTACAACAGGCTCTTAATCAAATTCATCTTGATTCGGGTGTTGAGGATAGTTGGGTATTAGATCGTATTAGGGCGGGGCGTGAAAAAGTAGAAGACTATACAAAACGCGCCCTATTGCCGCAAACGTGGATATTGAATTATGATGAAAACGCGCCTAATATAGTAACGCTACCACGTTCACCTGTTATAGGGATAAAAAATATACTTGCAAACGGTGTGTATTTGAATCCCGTTCCTAAAGTATTAGAAGGGCTACCATCAAGAATAAACATAGGTAATAATGGCGGTGGTAGCCTGAGAATTGAATATATTGCAGGTTATGGTAAAAGCAAGATTCCACGTCCATTAATTGACGCTATTCTTTTGTATGTTTCATGGTGTTATGAAAATAGGTCAGGCGAAGGCGGGGATATAACAAAAGCGTTTTATGATTTAATTTCACCTTATAAATTATGGGTGTGATATGGTCAACAATATTAAGATTTTAGGAATTAATTATAAAATTGTTGAAAAAACAACCCGTGAAGTATTTGGTGAAATAGATTATAACAGTCAAGAAATCCTTTTAAGTGAAGGGATGACTCAAGATAGATTAAAGGAAACGTTATTACATGAAGTTATTCACGGGGTATTAGCTGCTTTAGGATTTGAAAAAGAAGGTACTGATGAACAATTTGTAACTTCTTTTTCAAGTGCTTTAGCCGATACCCTAACCAATAATCAGTCGTTTATTAAACTATTTATAAGTAAAAAAGGAGATTTAAAATGAATAAGAAAATTGAAAATGATGTAGAGACACCAAAAATTGAAAACAGTATAGAGACACCAAAAGAAGAACCAAAAGAATACAGTGTTATAAAAGACTTCGTCAATAAAGACGATATGAAAGAATATAGAGTAGGTACTAAAACGTTTTTAGTAACCGAAAGGGCAAAGACTTTATCGGATTTAGGATATATTAATGCAATTCCTACAACGACAATATAAAAGCAGGTCAACAGCACGTAAACACCGAATAAGCGTTATACGAACTGTTAGAACTAATGAACGTGGATTTGTTAAAGATAAATCCGAAGTAATCGGTACTTATTGGGCTTCGGTGATACCATTGACCGAAGCCCTAAGAATCCAATTTGAGACTATGAAAGTAACCGCGACACACAGTATAAGTATGGATTCAAACGTAGATGTAAAAGAAACGGATAAATTAAAGTTAGGAAATCGGGAATTTGAGATATTGACAATAAAACGGGTAGATGAAGGAAATCGGGATTTAGTTATTATAACAGAAGAAATAAGACCAAAAAACACAATTTCACCAATTACATTGCCTACGCCCGATCCTGAACCTAATAATGGTGAAAATAATAATCAAGATTGTAATTCAAATTGTAATTGTAATCATGGAGATAATCAAATTGTAGTAGTAGGTGAAGACCCTAATATATTTACGTTCCATAATCCACCGTGGGAAACGCCTAATTTGGGGTGGGGATTAAAATATTCTGTATACGAGGGCGCACAATTCCCTTTAGTAACAACCTTAAAAGATGTAGGAATAAATACGGTATTACAAGTATTACATGATATAGGAATAAGTTCACCGCCATTGCCGAGATTGGTGAGAGTAATATACACTAATTCTAATTTACAACGTGGTGAAATAAATTCAATACAAGGTATGGATGATTCGGGTTGGGCAGGTGGCGGTACATTGTACTTTAAGGGGCCGATTGAATTTATTATTGGGTGGATGGGTTACGGGTGGAAACATCCTAGCCTATTACATGAAATCTTAGCGGTCAAAACTAACGGTCAGGTTCGTTCTTATGTAGATATGAAACAAAATCGGGGTAACGCAGGTGATTATGGCTTTGAAATATGGGATTAAAACAATGAATAGTATAAACGCTGTCTTTAAGTCGTATATGAAAGAGGTGGAACGTGACATCCTGAAAGCCGACAAAGCTCTCAGAGACAAGGCGGCTCAGGCGGTGGTTAATGAAGTGAAAGGGATGCTGAACAGCCCGACAGGTGACGTGCCTAAGAAAATTACGGGGAACTTAGTAAAGGGTGTTGCAAAGAAAAATCAACGGTATTCTTCTATTGTCGGATTCAAAGCTCCCGCCCACCATGCCGCCCTTGTGGAATTCGGCGGGGACGTTGTCAGGGGAGGTAGGAAGGTCGGGGAACGCCGTCCGCATCCGTTCCTCAAACCTGCATTTGAACATACAAAAGCGGAAGTCATAAAGATTCTATCCGAGAGCAGAACATAGATGATAGAGAGCCTCATTATTGACAGGCTGTTAGGAAACGAAGCCGTAAAAACCTATGCCAACGGTAATCTGTTCATCTCCTCAGCCCCTGAAGGCACAGCTTGCCCTTACATCGTCATAACCGCAGAAGACGAATTAGATGATTCAGGGGCTATTGCGATATTCGGCATTACTATAAACATCTATGACTTTTCGGAGGATAAGAAGCCGCAGAGGGATATATCGGAGATAATACGTAAACTATTACATCAGAGTTCATTAGACGGAGACGGCTACAGTAGCGTCAGGCTCTTTTTTAGAAGCCGCGTCCTGATTAGGGAAACAGAGTCAACGCTGTCGAGGATATTAATGCAATTTGACGGGCGCGGATGTGACGGAAACAATATAAACAATTTTAGTAAGGAGAATTAATAATGGCTCGAAAGACGGGTTTAAATCCGAAGACTATGGAACGTGTGATCATGGATGCGGGTGTCGTGTACCTGAACTACGGATCGACAAGCGCACAAAAGCCTCAGATGAAACTTGGAGCGACACGTGGCGGGTCGTCTTTTTCGGTAACGGGTGAAAGGCGCGATATGCCCTTTGACGGATTAACTGGTATAGTAAGAGGCGGGGCACGTTTTCTCGGAGTCACGGCTGAGTTGACGGTGAACCTGATAGAAGTCAGCAAGGAGATTTTAGCGATGGCGATCCCAGGGGCTACTTACGGAACAGCCACACCCGCTAAAGACGAAGCGGGAACTGCCGTGACGGGTGAAAATTATTATGAAATCAAACGAAAGTTAGAACAGACGATTCCTACTCTTACGTATTTTGATGTCGCGATTGTGGCCGAGGTCTCGAATTTGAAAGCTCCTATTGTATGCGGCCTGAAGAATACCATAAGCGGCGGAAACTTAGAATTGAGCTTCGCAGACGGAGACGAGAGCGTTTTGGCTGTTACGTTCACAGGGACGGTCGATCCTCAAGACCCCGACACCGAGCCGTGGTTTATACTCTATCCCGAAAAATTACCCGTAGTTTAAAGGAGACCATCCAATGAGACAGTACAGAGTTGAAGATGTGTTTACAGTTGTCGATCTTTTATCCAATATAGCAGGGGCTTCGGGCGAGTCTCTGCGTACCTTGCTCAGGTCAGGCAACGGCAGTATGACCGAAGAGGAAGCGGAGGATCGCGGAATTGAACTCGTGCTTTTGGTGCTTCAGAAAGCCTATTCAGGGTGCAAGGATAAACTTATATCGTGGTTAGCGTCCCTTTCTGAACTGCCCGTTGATGAGTTTATGGCGAAGCCGCCGGAGACGGTCTTAGACATGATAGAAGAGATTTCTAACCGTAAGGAGAGCGTTTCTTTTTTCAAACGTGCCTTTGCGCTGTTCAAAGGCAAAGAGAGTTCGTAGAGTATTATAAAACAGCCGTAAATAGTGTAATGGTGAATTGGAAGCTGACCCCGCGAGAGTTGGCTTCCTTAGAGTATAAAGACTTTTTATGGATGACTAACGCTTACGCAGATGAAGAGAAACGCCACAATGAACAGTTACGTATAAACGCCGCGCATACGGCATGGCTGTTAGGGGCAGACGCGGGCAGTACCTTTGGAAAGTTCTTAGAAAAATGGGGTGTCATTGAAAAGCGGGTTATAAATACGGGAAAGATCGACACTAAGGCATTGTACGACAAGGCAGACAGAATCACTGAGCAGTTGAAATTAAAGGGATTGGTGTGATATGGCAGGAGCCACCGCATTCAGTTTAATCGGTCGTATATCGATGCAGGGAATATCCACGGCATTGAAAGAAGTTGACGGGTTGGAAGGCTCTGTCAAGAAACTGTCAAAGCAAATAGGCCAACTCGGAAACAACTTAAACAAGGCGGGGTCTTTCTTAACGAAAAACCTCACCGCCCCGTTGACGGTGGCTACTGCGGCTATCGGGGCATTGGCATTGAAGACAGGGCAATACGCAGGGGAGCTTTCCTCTCTTCACCAAGAGACAGGGATGTCCACCGATTCGCTTCAGGAGTTCGCCCACGTAGCGAAAGCCGCAGGAGGTTCATCGGATGGTCTCTTCGGTTCTATTATCGCCTTGCAGAATAAACTGCCCGATCTCGCAAAGGGCACGGGGGACGCTTCTAAGGCATTATCCGATCTCGGTGTGAACGTTACTAATGCCGATGGCTCATACCGCGATATGAACGAGTTGTTCCCTGAGATTATATCGAAACTTCAGGGCATAGACGATGTAACGACACGCAACACCATCGCAACGGAGATATTCGGTAAAAAGTCAAAGGAACTCGCCTCTTTTATGGGGATGAGTTCCACCGAGATGAGCAAGCTAAGAACGGAGGCACATACTCTTGGATTGGTGATGTCGGATGACGCTATAAAGTCTGCGGATGACTTCCGTATCGGGATAGAAAAACTCAAAGAGCAGATAGGCGCGATAGGCAGGGAGATAGGTTCTAAAGTCATTCCCGTGCTGAACGAGACCTTTATTCCGTTGTTGCAATCCACCCTGATACCTGCCCTAAAAACAGCCGCAGACGCTGTCGGAGGCCTTGCCAAAGCCTTCTCCGTCCTGCCGTCTGAGTTGCAGACAGTTGCTTTGGGCTTGGGCGGTATAGTCTCGGCTCTCGGCCCCTTAACGATGGGAGTAGGGGCTGTGGCGGGTACGGTCTCGAAGGCGATCCCAGTCTTGGCGAGTCTCGCGGTTTCGATGGGAGCGGCAGCTACGGGTGCTACGGGCTTAGGGGCGGCTCTTATGGGCTTAGTAACAGGTGTAGCTCTTCCGTTAGCGGCTCTCGCTTCCGTAGCGTGGGCTGTGACTACTGTTTACCGTGAGTTTTCTACCCTTAAAAAGCTGAAAGAGGAAGCCGAAAAGAGTAACGCTGAGGTCAAAACCATGCAGGGATTGGTGGGGGTAGCAAGGGAGGCAAAGAACGCCGTCACCGAATACGAAAAGTTACGGGACGCAAAGGATGCGGCCTTTGACCCTAAAAAACTGGAAGAGTTGAAGCTCAAACACGAGGATGCCGTCCTTGCCGCTAAGAACTATAATAGCGAACTGCAACGTGGACGGAAACTGACGGACGAGGAGATCGAATCTACCCGTAACAAGTTGAGAGGCATCAAAGAGGTATCCACAGAGGAGAAGAGGCTGACGGAATACCAAGTAGCCCAAGCCAAACAGAAAGCAGAGGAAGAGGCGAAACTCGCCAAGCAGAGAGCGAAGGACGCGGCTGAGGCGAATAAAAGAAGGATCGCAGAGCTTGAGGCTCTTGTAAACGATCATTCAGAAAAGTACAAAAAGATGGGTATGACGGCAGAACAGTTGAACCGTCACGAAGAGGAGTTGGAAGTTCAGAAAGCCGTTAAGCTGAAAGCCTCCGCAGAACAGATCGCTACCATACGGCAATATTACGAAGCGGAGAGCGTGAAGATCGCGAAGGAAGCCGCAGACAAAATAGTAGAACAGCAGAAGAAAATAGCGGAGATAAACGAACAGAATTACACTAAGTTAGCGTCTAAGCGTTTGGAGGCTACTGGTAGCCAACTCGCGGCTGTTGAAGAACAATACAAGGGCGAGTTGGAGGTTACAAAGAACTCCTTACAGTCTCAGGCGGCTATTCATCAGCGTTATGCCCAAGAGAAACTTGATATTAGAAAGAGGATGTCAGCCCAACAGATTGAGTTAATGGACATGGAATACAGAGCCGCCCTTGATGCCGCTGAAAAAGAAAAAACGGATGTCGCTCCCATACACGAATATTACGCATTGGAAAGGCTGAGGATCGCTAAGGAGACGGCTGACGAAGAGTACCGAATAGAAAAAGACCTCACCAATAAGATCGCTGAGGAGAACAGCAGAAGGGTAGGTTTAGTAGAGAGGTGGATGGGTACTATAACGTCTACCATCGGCTCTTTCGTCAACAAAATAAGCGCGATATACTCTCAGGCTCAAAAGAACCGAGAGATGGAACTTGATAAACATTATCAGGGCGAAAAGAAAAGGATAGAAGAAGCCGCTAAGAACAATATTATTACAGAGGAAGAGAAGAACGCGCAGTTGGAGGCATTAGACGAAGAGCAGAACGCAAAGAAATTAGAACTCCAAAAGGAACAAGCCAAACGGCAGAAGGCAATCAGCATCTTCAGCATCATCACGGACACAGCCGCAGGTATAATGAAAGCCATTAAAGACTTCGGGTTTATTGTAGGCGGTATCATGGGGATTGCAATAGGCGCGTTAGGAGCCGCCCAAATCGCAGTAGTCGCGTCCGAGCCTGAACCTTTTTACGATGGAGGATTGATTAGGGGCAGCCCTGCGGGGATAAACGCGCAGATCGGCGAGAGGAATCAGGACGAGCTTGTAATGCCTCTTGACCGTGGTGTGGATATGCTTGCCGACAGATTAGACTCCCGTGGCGGCGGGGACACTTATTCTTATCAGGTGGATATACACGTAGGCACAATGATCGCTGACGAACACGGGATCAAGCAGTTGGGACGGAAGATCAGAGAGGTAATTATATCGGAAGACAGACGGACGGGAGTGTAGCAATATGGCCGAGCCTAACAGAATTACGGTGATTACGGACGGCGGCGTTAGATATGACCTGACACCATTCGGGCGGTCTTATACGGAAGCCTCCGAGTTAATAACACGTGAAGACCGAGCCGCTTCGGGTAAACTAAGGAGAGACATAATAGCCGAGAAGAAGACATTCACCCTGTCGTATGAGGCAATAGACACCAAAGGCTTAGAACAATACGAAGGGCTTTTTAAAGACCACGCAGACGAGGTTTTGACATTGGAAACGGTACGGAAAGACAAAAACGGGGCTGATCGTACCTTTCGATATAGCGTTTTGATGCGTCCGTTCAGCCGCCAACGCGGGGCGCGTGGGCTTTGGCAGGGCGTTACAGTCGAGTTTGTAGAGATATAAAATGAGCATAGAAACACTGAAATCAGCGTCCAAGCAGACCGTGCGGAAGCCCACGGCTAAGGTTAATATCGCGTGGAGCGACACGTCTGCCGAGAACACGATTATCACACCTGTTACAGACCTGAACAGAGTTCACATCGCGGATCAGATTGTGACAGGGCGTGGCGATCAAAGGCCGTGGGCGTTTTGCGAGACCGCAGACCCGTCCGAATCCGTAGCCCGTCTCGACAATATGTGCGCGATGCCAAACGTGGCGGCAGGGACACCGTATATCGGCAGTTTTTTGGTCGGGTGGTGGGGAGACGGTCAAAACATAAGTGACGCGAACGGATATTTTTCGACACCGCCCCACATCAGGATTCAGTTTTATCCCATTCCCTTTTCGGGATATGAATTGAAAGGATATCTGAATGAGGAATACCCTGTTGATTTTGATCTGATCCTGACGCACGGGGCGGGTCAGACCCGCACGGAGGAGATACGGGGCAATACTTTTGTAAATTACGTTGGCACGGTACATCCGACAATAAAAGATGTGAGCCAAATAGACTTGATTATCAGGCGGTGGAGTCACAGAGGGGCTTTCCTGAAGATCGTGGCGTTCCTCTCCAATTTCACAAACGCTTACGATTCGGGCGATATAGTGACCTTGTCCGTATTAGAAGAGACAGACGGCAGTCTCGGAACTCTGCCCATCGGAAATATATCAGCCAACGAGTTGAGTTTGACTTTGCAGAACTTGGAGGACAAATATTTCTTCGGCAACACTGACTCCATCCTCAGCAACTCGGCGCGTACCAACAGGCGGATCGAGCCGTTTATCGGGTTCGGAAACGAGGTGATTCCGAAGGGCGTTTATTTTTCACGGGATTGGAATATCGCTGATCAAGGTACGTCAGCCTCCACATCGGCTTTGGACAGGCTCGGATTGCTACAAGACGTTCAATACAACGGTCTTGGCAATATCAGCAATCAGGATGCTGACGGGGAGACCACGTATTGGAAAAATAAGACCCTATACGTTGTGGCTACGGAGGTTCTAACAGACTTACGAAACAGCTATATGTCGGATTTGGAGTTCCAATTAGACGAGAGCCTTAAAAGAGTAACTGTTCCAATAGCGTTTTTCAAATCCCAAAGCTACTTTGATGTTATACGGATAATCGCTCAGGCGGCCTGCGCTTTTGCCTATATGGACAGCCCGACATCCGAGGAGAAGGATCGAACCGCCCAACGTGGAAATACGAGGTGCGCGGATATTTTGAGAATAAAACCATTAGAACAGTTTATCTCAGTAGCAGTGGACGAGGGGCAAGCGGAGACCATTACGCGAGACGATTTCATAGACAAGAATACCTCAGCGAAACGGTCTGACGTTGTGAATATCGTTACCGTAACCTATACTGAATACAAGATAGATAATGAATCGGGGAAACCTGTCGAGGCAGAGGAAGAGCCTAAATGCTTCACCGTGCAATCTGACGCTTCTATTTTGGAGTTCGGGAAGATAGCGTTTGAATATAAAGACAACAATCTTATACAGACATTAAAACAAGCTCAGGATATCGCTACACGGGTGTTGACCGCATTTAGTAAAACGCCGTATATGGCCGAGATACAGATGTTCGGGGACGTAACAAGACGGATCGGAGACATCCTGTTGCTACCTGAATATCAAAAGAACGGTATTGATACGCAGGGATACTATGCGGTCACGAGGGTTGATACAGAATACGATGGAGGTTTGAGGCAAAGCGTGACGTGCCGAAAGGTGCGGGACAATTTCGTGATAGATGAGATGGTAGCGATGCCGGAAGCCATTATTATCGAATCAAATGCAGATGACAGAATAGACGAGAGGATCGGGAGATGAGTACGCTATACGCAAAGGTTCTGAGGGATACGGACGTAGAAGCCAACTTTATCGGAAACAAATTAGAAATCCGTCAGTTCGGTTTCGCCTCTGATACGAAAGCCCTTGTTGTAAGGGATGAACGAGGTGGCTACCATTTTATACGGCAATACAACGATGAGACCGTCCGAGGGATAATAGATGCCTTAGCGGGGAACTTAGCGGCTCACGTTCAAAATTTAGAAATCCATATATCGGATGAAGAACGCCAAGCGTGGAACGGTAAACAGGATGCCTTAGTAGCGGGAGAGAACATACAGATCGGTACGGACGGACGGACGATAAGCGCGACAGATACCGTGTACGATGATACTGATCTGCAAAATAGAATAGAAGAGGAAGCCGTAGCGCGTGGAGAAGCCGATGCTGAACTGCAAGCTCAAATTGATACGCTGTTAGGGGCGATAATCTTTATAGGTAGAATCAATCTGCCTAACTCCGCAGTTACACAGTCAGCTCTGACAGCAAGGGCGCAGGAGCTTGGGAGATACCCGTTAGTAAAGGGCTATTGCCTGATTGATAATGACTCGGACGATTGGGTTTGGGACGGTGAAAGCGAATGGATAGACGTCGGATATTATCAAGTAGCCCAAGCCACCAATACCTCGTTGGGCGTTGTCAAAGGCTCTTCCGAGAACCTCAAAATCGGAGTTGACGGTTCAGGCGAGATGGCTGTCAACGGATTACAAGAAGCCCTTGCTAACAGCGACAATGGTATCCAACCTCGCGTCAGACTCGACAGAGCGGCTGATTGGAACACCCACACAACGTCAGGATTCTACCTCAAACAGGCCTCCGCAAACGCATCGGACGTAGCGAACTCACCGCCCTATTACACGGCAGGGACGGGAGATTGGACGCTTTTCGTAATAGGCGGGACGGACGGAGGAGCGACAGGCAACAATGCCCCTGCCGCCCCCGGCGGCTGTATCCAACTCGCTCGGTATGCCTCAAACTCCACCGTGATTCTTTACTACCGTTCTTACGGGGTGGCGGGGAGTTCCAACTCGGCAGGATGGTCTGCATGGACATCTTTGAGTTTTTGGGGCGGGTTTAATTCAGGAACGTCTACGGCATTGCAAGACCCGAATCAAACGCTGACCGCAGGGCAATATTCAAACAACTGGACGGGAGTCAATACACCTACGGGAACGGCGATAAGAGGCTCCCTGCTTGTATTAGCCTCTGACGTGGAACAGATCGCGGCTAATAGACAGCAGGTGTTTTTTGAACAAGGCGGTACAAACCGAGCGTGGTATAGAACGACAGCAACGGGAACGTGGAAGGAGATCGGGGCGGCTGTGGGTGACGTAAGTTGGAACGATATATTAAACAAGCCTAATATTCCCGTAGGGGCGAACCTGACAGAACAAGCCGCTGTTTTTGGTCAATCGGCACGGTCAGGAAGCGCGGATACGTGGGCACGAAGTGACCACTACCACGCTTTACCGTCAGCCCCTACAGTACCCATTGGAGCTAATATAGACGCTTCACCGTTAAATTCTACGGTGGCTCACGGTTCGGCTCAGACGTGGGCAAGAAGTGACCACCGTCACGCCATACCTGCTATTCCTGACGCTCAGGTTAATTCAGATTGGAGTTCTAATAGCGGTGTTTCACAAATTCTAAACAAGCCCACAATACCAATAGGGGCAAACATAGACACAGCGGCTCTTAATACAACTGTAACACAAGGTACATCTACTAACTTTGCGAGGGCTGACCACCGTCACGCAATCCCTACAATTCCACCTGCTCAAATTCAATCGGATTGGAACTCTAATAGTGGTGTGTCTCAGATTCTTAACAAGCCAAGTATACCAGCGGCTCATTCTGGTCAAAGTCTAAATTTCAGGGTGGGTTCATCTACCAACCAACTGTCTTTTGATACCAATGACTCCACTACAAAATCTTTCAGGTTAAATGCGGGTTCTAATGTTACTTTGACCGTAGGCGGGGATAGCACCAATAGAGAGGTAACAATAGCGTCTACGGCTGGTGGTGGCGGGTCTTCTGTAGCAGACCTTAGTGGGCAGGGTACACCTACGTTTGGACAATCAGCCGCAAATGGGACGGCTTCGACAGCCGCGAGGTCAGACCACGTTCACGCCTTACCCGCTTCACCATCTATCCCTACGGGTGCTAATCTTTCAAGTCAGGCTTCAGCGTTTGGACAGTCGGCTCAAAATGGATCGGCTACTACGTGGGCAAGGTCAGACCATTATCACGCCTTGCCTACCGCCCCTACAGTTCCTACGGGTGCTGACCTGAGTAGTCAGGCTTCGGCTTTCGGTCAATCAGCGCGGAACGGATCAGCCGCTACTTGGTCAAGAAGTGACCACTACCACGCCTTACCTGCCGCGCCTACCCTCTCATCTTTGGGCGGTGAGGCTTCTATATCGGTTGGTACAACAGACCAATTTTTGAGAGGTGATAAGTCATGGCAAGCGTTCAATAGCATTTTACCCGTCTACGGAACGTCTTCTACTTCCGCTTCTACCACCGCTAAGACTTCTACTATTACAGGCTTTATTAGAAGAACGGGTTCTATAGTTGGAATCTCTTTCACCAATGCCAACACAGCCTCAGCTCCTACATTAAACGTGACTTCTACGGGTGCGGCTGACATAAAGTACAACGGGTCAGCCCCTACATCAGGGATGTTGGCGGCTACAGTATTACACATATTTCAATTTGACGGGACGAACTGGCAATTACTTAATCCCGTAGTTACTTCAAGTGGTAATTCTATACCATCACCTACATCAGCCAACCAAGTATTGAAATCAGTATCGGTGGCAGGGTCTGTTTATACCTATAATTGGGGGCCGTTAGAGGTAGGCGGTTCTACAACAGGTATATTACCTATTGCCAACGGCGGTACGGGTAACACTACGGCGGCAGGGGCGTTGGCGAACTTAGGCGGTATAGGTGATAGGATTACCACCTATGCAACAAGTTCAAAAGATTTTGATACTATAACAACATCAGGCGTCTATAGTGTTTATGGGTCTTCATCTTCATCTAACCATACACCGTCAACAAGCGTAACAGGAAATAATGCGTGGAATTTATTAGTTATTGCAAGCGGGAATAATGGAGTTATACAAATAGCCTCCCCTGCCGCTACATCAGGCGGGACGGTATATTATCGTGTAGGTGGTGGATCATCTTCTACTTCGTTTCCTACAACATGGCAAACGCTTAGTAGCGGTGGCGGTGGTAGCGGTATTTCAGAGCCAACTAATGATAGTCTAACTTATGGTAGACGTGTAACATCAGGGTCAGGCGCGTGGCGCAGGGCTGTTGATTTAGCGGGTGATACTATGACGGGGATTCTCAATATAGAACGTTCCGCTTCTTCACCATCAGACGCTAACAGCTATTTACGTATACGCACAAATAGCGGTAGTATTGATGGTATGCGTATGGGTGCGGCTACTTCGGGTGTTAATACGTGCGGTGGGTGGATTCAGGGATTTTATGGTAATGGTACAACGGGCGGTATAAATATAAATCCGTTAGGCGGCTATACACATATTGGTGGTGGAATGAAGACGGAAGGTAATTTTAGTGTTGGGACACGCGCTCATATTGATACTAACGGGTCGGTATACGTACAAGGTATAAACGGGACAGCTCCTGAAAATAAGTCTTCAAGACTTGCATGGGACACAATTAATTTGAATACAAAATATGATGGTACTTGGGATAACCCCGGAAATGGTTCATGGAGATTTTATTGGGAAGGAAATAATCCCGCAACGGCAAAGTTATATTTACAAGTGTTTAATGGAAGTAGTAGTTCGGGTAGTTGGGTTACAAGAGTTACGTTTAATGGTACGGGTACGGCAATAACTTAATAACAAGGAGATAAATAAAATGAAAGAAATTGTACTGTTTGTATCGGGTGTTATAGGATCGGTATTTTGTCATTTATTTGGGTGTTGGGATAAATTTTTAGAAGCCTTATTAATCTTTATGATTCTTGATTATGTTTCAGGCTTTATTGTAGCCGCTTTCTTTGGTAACTCTCCTAAATCTACTACGGGTAAATTGTGGAGCGTTGCAATGTTTAAAGGTTTATGTAAAAAGGGTATGGCTTTATTTTTTGTTATAATCGGCTATAAATTAGATGTGTTACTAGGTACGGATTACATAAAATCAATGGTAGTCTTTGCTTTTATAACAAACGAATTATTAAGTATTATAGAAAACGCGGGGCGTATGGGTGTCCCTATTCCTGATGTTATTAAAAAAGCAATAGAAACTTTAAATAACAAAGAAAAAAAGGAGATATAATATGGCGTGGATAAATCCTAAAACTAATTGGGTTGCGGGTGATGGTATAATGGCAAGCGATCTAAATAGAATAGAAGAAAACACTAATTTAATCCGTAATGCAATGCCCAGAAGTTTTTCGTTTGGCGGCAAGGCAGAGGATATAACTGTAGCTACTAACCATCCATATATTGTTGCAATGTCAATGATTAATCTACGTCCAGAATATCGGACGTTCATTAATCTTGGTGGAGTTTATCCAACAAGAACTTTTGACAGCGCGTTTATTGTCTTACGGAACGATCCATATACTTCCGTTTATCCCACATGGGCACAACTAACAAATGGAGCGATAGATAGTATTGATTTTTCCGTTAATCCAATTATTTATCCGCTCCCATCAGTCAATACACCGACAGAATGTTGCGCTATTGTAGGATTTGTAAACACCAACAACGCAATAATTCTTAAAGACTACCATCAAATATATGCTACGGTTACGCCTTACCCCAATGCCTAACCACCCATTAATCCCGTGCCGTAAGCAGGGTTGTTCTAACCTCGTCCCCCAAGACGGCACGGGATACTGTCCCGCCCACACGCATATAGCAAAGGAAATCGTGAGGGATAACTTCTCTACTCTCGACAGAAAAAAGACTCCTGAACAGAAGGCTTTCTATTCTTCTAAGCGGTGGGTAGAAACATCCCAAAAGCATAGACGGTTTGAGCCGCTTTGCAGGAGATGCAAAGCCAACGGGAGGATAGTACCCGCCCAAATGGTTCACCACAATCCTCCCGTGGAAGTTCTGTTGCGGGAGGGTAAAAGCCCGTATGACCACCGCTACTTAGAGAGCCTATGCAATGACTGCCATTTGGGGGAGCTGAGAAAGAAACGAAAAAATCACCCCGCAGACACCCCGTTCCAATAAAGTCTTTCTGTACGGGAAGTCGTATTAGACTGCGCTGAGAAGGTACTGCGGACATCCTTCTCCCACAAGCATTTGAAACGGGGATCGGTTATTTCGTACTCTGACACATACGTTGGAACATCGCTTGTAGCCGCCCAATTCAAAAACTCATTGTGATTAAACGTTATGTTGTAACTCTTCGGGTCTGCCCCGCCTCCGTGGTAAGGTATATCACAGTATACAACAGAGTTCGGCGCGATTTCTACCTGCTTATAATCGCAGTTTGTAGTTGTAACGGTGGATAGTACGGAGACGGATTCCGTTAGGTTTTCGAGGCTTTGCAGTCTTGTGAGGTTTTGGATGCCGTAGAGACTCTCAAGACTATATTGTGATTTGTCGATCTGAATACCGTTATTGGCGAGGCTTTTGACCGCCCGTTGCAATAAGAGCCGTCTGTCGTTTTGTGTAGTATTTGGGAAATACGGATTATCATAATTAACAAGCGCGAACATCAGCAATTTTGCAAGCTCCTTGTCCTTTCCGTACATATACGTGTCGAGACCGTTCCCGAAGCTCCAACAAGTAGCCACATAGCCGCCCCAAGCGGTCGGCAGGTCTTTTTCACTAAAGAACCGCTCTCGGCTGATCCATGTTGAACGAGCCTTCTCAAAATCAAACGTTCCATTACAAAGGGATTTAAACAGTTCATAGACTCCCGTGTTTATTTCATTGTAATGGCAGGTCTGCCACCTCCCAGATTCAACAGCCGCTTTTGTAATCGCTCCACCGCCACCGAATAGATCATAGAAGTGATCAGCCGATGGAATATGACTTAAAAGCTCCTGCGCGATCTTCCGCTTGCTACCTTGATACGGAATCATCCTTACCTCCTATTTCGTAGTCTTTGTATAAAAATTCATTATTGTTTTCATTAAGAAACACTTCCCGTATTTTACACGTCTTATCTTTAGATTCAAATCCCAATATCCACAGACCGCCTCCTGACTGTAGCCACGCCTTAGCCTTATCGGGGACAGGATTCGGTTTATCCTCTTTTGTCTCAGTATCCTTTATTGTAGGCTTCGTAATCTTGTTGAAGCGGGTCGAAAGGTTAGACTTAGACGTGATTTGTACGGATAAGATTTTATTCTTGTCTACATTGGGATTAAGGCAAATAGCATCGGCGAAGCCGCAAAAGTCATTCTTACGTCCCGAAAAGGCATTGTAGTGTTCCACGATCTCGGTCACGTAGCCAAGCGAAGCCAAAAACGTCTTAGCTCTCTTGTTGAAATTCGTCTTTTTAGTCATATCGCTTTCCTTAGATAAATGTAACTCCCCAATTAACTGTTTCCTTTTTACCCGTATTGGGCGAGAAGGTCATGGCGCGGGTGAAGGCTGTTATTGTAGCCGCCACGGGATCGATCCTCTGACGGGCTTTCTGTTTGTCCAACATGATATTATCGTTATGGTCTCCACGGGTCACGCAGTTACCAATCGCCCAAGACAGCAGAGGATTGCCATCGTGAAAGAGACGCTCTGCATATACGGCCTCACGAAATCCTTTTGTAGGTTCTCCGAGGGTCTTTAATCCCTGCCGTATTTCTACTACTACCTTACCCTCGTTTTGGAGTTCGGTAGCAATAGAACTCGCTCCCCACGGGTCAATACAATACTCTATCACGTCCCACCCGTTTGCAGTCAGGGTATCTGATACGTCTTTCAACACGAAGTTGTAATCTATCACCGCTCCCTCGGTTACGGATAGATGTCCGTGCTGTTCCCAAAGGTCATACGGAACTCTATCCACGTGTATCTTCTCAGCATACATTGCCTTTGGCAGGTAGGCTTTCGTTACTACGGCATAAGAGGTGGTCTTGCATCCTTCCTCAATCCACGGGAAGACGAAGGAGACGGCTGTCAGGTCAATCTTAGCGGATAGGTCAAAGCCCACATAACACCGCCCCTTTGCCTTGTTTGTAATCATATCACGCAGAGCGTCAGGGGCTACTCTGACAGCGTCCCATCGAGTCATATCCATGTATCCTGACGGGCGGCTCTGAATCCATACGTTGTAAGTCTTCGTCAGGAGGCTTCGATACTTTTCTTCACTTAACTTCGCCTGTTCCGTCCGATATAGAATATCGTCCCTGACGGTCTTAGAATAGCCTGTCACGGGATTCGTCTTCAGGATGCTTTCGTCAGAGCCGAGTTCGTCTATTATCCCGCCTGACTCAATCTTCCGTCCGTCTGCGGTGGTTATAACCTCATTGCTTTCATTTCTGTCCAACTCGCAGATTATAGCAAAATACCGATCATCGGTCGTGGGGTCGTTAGGATTAAGGATTCGGCTGACTAAGTCATATTCCACACGGTAACACGGGTTGTTGAGATCGAATCCTGCCGTAGTAATAATGCTTAGGAAAGGGTTCTTACGGCTTCCGAAGCCTGACTGCAAGACATCATAATATTCCGTTGTCTCGTGCAGGTGGTACTCATCCAAAACCACGAAGTGAGGGTTAGAACCGTCTCCCGTCTTCTTATCGTCCTTTGAGAGCCGTGAAAAGGTCGATCCTGATTTAATATGCTTAATCGTCTTCTGTTGTTTTTCGTCATCGTGCTTGCATAAAAACTTCTTAGCCATATCCTTGTCGAATGAGTTATTGAAAAGCCATTCCGCTTCGCTATACACGTAGGCGCATTGGGCTTTCTTTGTAGCCGCTATAAAAGCCTCAGCCGCAGGTTCACCGAATGCGGAGATTTCATACAAAGCCTGAATAGCCTTGTCTTGAGACTTCGCCTGTTTTCGGGCTAATTGTTCGTAACTGATCCGAAAGCGTCTTATAGTCTTATCCTTTGACCACCACCCGTATATATTGCCGTAGACAAACTTTTCATAGTCACACGGCTCCTTCCTCTGACCTGCAAGTTCGCCCCTGCGGTGACGGAACAGCCGCATCCAACGGAGATATCTCTCAGCCTGTTCTTCATCGAACCGCCATTCCCAATCAGCCTGACCCGTGCGCTTCAGATCGTTAAGAAACCTTAGACAAGCCCACCGATGCTTTTTACAAGCCACGATCTTGCCGTCTAAAATATCTTGAGAGTATTTAATCATCTCTTGCAGGATACCCATAAATCAACCTTGCCTATATGTCGAAGCCCGCTTTTTGGAGTTCGCCCTGCTCTGCGGCTTTGGGCGGCGGAGGGAGACCCCGCTTCCTGACGAGCGGGTTCAGGAACAGTTTTTCACCCAAAACGGCGATTAAACGTACTTTGGAGTCTATCTTGGTGTGTACCGCGAGCCTGTCTACGTCAGGATCGTTAGCCAAGAGCCGTCTGAGGTCGGCCACGTCTGAGTATAGGAGACAGAGTTGGGCGATGATCTCGCTGTCGGCTGAGGTTACGTAATCGGTCTTGTGGAAGATTTTAGACAGGGCTTTCCATTTTTCTTTGGCTATAGGGTCGGCGGCCACCTCCGTAGGCATATCTATCCGAGCCGAGCCTAAGACGATGGGCATGGTGGTTCGCTCCTCAATTCGCTTCTTAGACATACGATTTTTGGCTTTTTGGGTCTCGATGCAGGTAGTTTTGACTCCCAT